GATGGAAGTTCATGGACTTCTATTGATACTGTAGTAGCACATAATGACACTACATTCAATACTTTAAAATCTGTAGAGATTACAATTCCTTCTGTAGCGAGAACAGCAGGAACACAATTTAGGTTAATCCAACCAGATCATAGTGGCAATGACTGGGACCATTATGGATTAAAATCAGTAACATATACGCATACGTCAACTCCAGTATTATCAACGAAAGATCTTGGTAGTATTACAGATCTCAATGCTACGATAGAAGATCGTGGACGTATATTCTATGTTACAAATGTAGAATCCTTTGGATTCGCTAAAACACTTAACGCTGCTTCTTGGAAAGCAACTAGTGCATGGGTCGGTGAAGGAAGTCTTATCTCCTTTGGTAGACAGACATCTCCTGCTGTATATGGTTACATCACTGATGGTAAGGTCCGAAGTCTTCAAGGTACTGCGGATGTTGAGTTCACTGCCGTTGATGGCGGCAGTGGATTCTTCCCACTACAAGGAAGTGCTATTATTGGAATCACCGCTGATATTATCGGCAGTGGAAGATTTACAACGCTTTCAGGTTCTGCTGAATCTGTTGCAGTCAATCCAGACGAGAGGCAAATACTATTCTCGTTTACAGGTCAACGCAGTTCTGAAAGAACAACCAATATTTACAATGGTGTTGGAACACTAAGTAATCTCGCAAGTCTTGAGGAAGACAGAGGTTTTGCTTGGTATGGTTCTGGTGTCATTACCGTACAGTCAGATGAAACTGACGAAAGGAAGACAGATAATTATAATCACACTTCTATAGTTCCATGGTCTACGAGAGACTTTGGAAACATTACTCAATGTAATGCACAGGAAATTGTTTCTGGTGATCTATCTGGTCAAGCAGCAACTGGATGCACCATTGTTGTTGAACCTAATACAACAGCGAGAGTTGTACTTGGTCAAACATATCAAACTGCTCAAGACGTTAATTATCCATCAACGTTTATTGATTGGGGAACTATCACATTCCCAGCAGCAATGTCTCAGGATTGGGGCAATATCCTTGATCGTGAGTTGCGTCCACAAGGACTCATCAGATTTGATGAAGAGAATGGTGCTGCATCTATATTCCAACCCAATTGGGTTGGTCGTGGTGGATTGCGTCTCAGAGGCAAAGCAACACTACCTGTATTTGCTAACGAAAAAGGTACTGGTATTCTCCACGAAATTCGTGGTGTTGCAATTACAAACTTCAGTCTACTGCAACCTGGCGACGGTCTATTCAAGTTTGTTAGTGATGCATCTTCTAGCACTGGAGTTGAAGCATTTGGTTCTGGATCCTTCAAGAAATTTGGTGGTGCAGCAGAGTCTTCTTCCTTCAATCCACTTGAAGAACAGATTCTATTCTCCTTTGGTGGAGCATATAGTAACCTCAAGTTTACCCACGGTACTTGGATCGGATCTGGAAGAATTAATAATATTGCATCTCTGGAAGCAGAGAAAGGAACATTTGATTATGTTGGTTCTGGTGAAATTAATATTATTTCCAGAAAACCAGTATGGCCTGAAGATTCCGATGAGAAACATACAGAAGCTTACAACTTCAGTGCATTCGTCCCATCAATTGATCTTGACTACGGTCTAATTGTTGATATTACAAATGTTGTTGTTACTGAACTAACAACACAAACAATATCTACAGATACAACAGCACCAACTGGTGTTATAAGAGTTGGTCTAAACGAAACTGTAACCTTAAGTGCAGTATACAATGTTCCTAACACAACATCTGTACCAACAATTACAGATGATTATGGTTTAGTATCTGAAGTTCATGATCCAACAACTGATTATGGTTGGATACTTGGAACTCATGCTCATGGTATTCCATTCGGCACAGTTGCCGATATTACTGGTTCTTCTGAAAATCCAAGAACTCGTACATACATTGCCGATGGCGATGGACTATTCAAGATTACAGGTAAGGCAAGACTTCCTCTATTCGCCAGTGTATTTGGTGGAGGTCTATTCAAACCTCAAGGTGCATCTATCACCAACTTTAGTCTACTTGCTATTGGTGATGGACATATCAATGGAATGTCTGGCGAAGGTGCAGAAAGCACTGTTACTGAATACTATGGTGATGGTGCATTCAGAAAACTCAGTGGTGCAGCAGAGTCTGCTTCCTTCAATCCATTGGAGAGGCAGATGCTCTTCTCCTTCAATGGTGCAGTACAAAATCTTGCTTTCGCTCACGGAACATTTGGTGGCGATGGTGTACTGTTTACATTTGAAGGTGGTGGAGAGAGAACATCATTTGATTATGTTGGTTCTGGTTCTATCCTTACATTCAACAAACTTGAGGAAGCAAGAACTTACTTCTACAACTGTAGTTCTATTGTTCCATTCTTGGATATTGACTACGGTCTCATTGTTGATCAAGCAAATGCTGCTGTTACAGATCTCACAACACAGACTATTTCTTCCGATGAAATTGCTGCAACTGGATCTGTCAGAATTGGTCTCAATGAGGTAGTAACTCTTGGTGCAGTATACACTGTTCCTAATCAAGTTACAACTCCAACCACATTCATTGATTACAATATTGTCAATGAAACTGAAGATGAACTTCTTGATCATGGACACATTCTTGACAGTGTTCAGGTTGGAATGCCTGGCTGCATCTATGGAACTGTTGAAGTTCGTGGTGTTGCTGATATTGCATTCACCCCCAATAATATTTCTAGGGGTGAATTGCAACTTAGAGGTGAAGCAAGAATCTTCAGCATTCTTAGAAATATTGGAGAAGGTACTCTATTTGCAATTTCTGGTGCATCCAGTTCTTCTGGTGTTGCTTACGAATCAACAGGTCTGTTCCAGACACTTGGATTTGCAGAGGTTGCTCTTGTCAGAGAATATGCTGGATCTGGTGCATTCAGAAAACTCAGTGGTGCAGCGGAGTCTATCACCTTCAATCCACTGGAGAAGCAAATGCTCTTCTCCTTTACTGGTACTGCTGGAATTCCATCCATCACACTCAGTCATACTGGAGATGGCAATCTATTCACGTTTGATGGAACTACTGATAGCACCACATTCGCACATTATGGTTCTGGTGTTATCAGTCTCAGGTCCAAGAAACCAAGACCTGATGTTGACTCTGAAGAGAAGCATACCGAAGTATACGATCTTAACATTGATTGTATTCAACCAGAGTATGATTATGGTTCACTTATTGACGCAGCACTTTCACAGTGTACGCCTACAAGTGGTCTAATAAATGCAACAATAACTGCACCTACTGGTTGTATTGTTGTAGATGGTACACTTGGAATATATCCAAACGTAACTTATACAGTACCAGTTGCAGTTAACTCTCCAACTACTCTGTTTGATTACGGTACTGTTCCTGATCCAGAAGATGGAACGGATGATTATGGTTGGATTCTTGATCCAACTGGTAAGCATTGTCCATTCGGACAAATTCATCATATCAGAGGTACTTCTGGTCCTGGTGTTAGAACCTTCCGTGAAGTATTCACTGGTGAAAGTGAGCATAAGGTATACGGCATCAATATTTCTGGTGATGCTGAAATTGTCGTACCACCTCAGTGGTATGGTTACGGTGTACTTGATGTCACATCACGTCCAATCTCCACCACTGGATTCAGTCTACGCACATTTGGTGGTGGTAATCTATTTGGTATTGGTGGTGGTGCAGAATCTGTCACCTTCGTTCCATCTGGTGGTCAGGTTCTATTCAAGTTTGTTCCTGGTCCGTTTGATAGATGGACAACATACGATTGGCAACCTTCTTGGCAAGGTAGAGGTGCAATTACGCTTCCTGATGGTGAAGCAGTTACACGTTATGTACCTCATGTTATTGGTACTGGTAACATTCCAGTATTCAGTGGTGCTGCTGAATCTCTCACTGTTAATCCAGAAGAAAGGCAACTTCTATTCTCATTCACAGGAGAAGGTCAAGAAGCATTTGTTGCGAACCCACCAGAAAGAACTGTACATATCAGTTTCAACAATCGTGGATTCACCACTGGTATATTCTTCATTCCACATTATCCAGGCGATGGTCTCATCTCTGTTTCTGGAGATGCCAATATTCATTATGTACCTCATGTTGTTGGTACTGGATCCATTCCAGTATTCAATGGTGCAGCAGAATCTTCTACCTTCAATCCAGAAGAAAGACAGATGCTATTCTCCTTTATCGGGGAACGTCTGTCAGAGAAGAAATCTGTTGCAGAGATTGGATTTGGAGATATTCTCTTCAGTGGTACATCTGGAGATCCATTACTTACATTTGCGGAACAACCATTTGGTACAGTTCCTGTATCTGGAGAGGCACATATTGTTGCATCTCTACTCCATGTTGGTTCTGGTACATTCAGAAAACTTGGTGGTGCAGCGGAATCTGCAACATTCAACCCACAAGAAAGAGATCTTCTATTCTCCTTTACTGGAGAAAGAATTGCAGAATCTACAAGCTTCAGCGAAGTTGCTTCTGGAACTCTGTTTGGATTCAGTGGAGCATCAGAGACATTTGCGTTTGCTTACGAAACTCAAGGTCTATTCAGAGTTGCAGACGAAGCTCTGGTTGTTGCATCTCTACTCCATGTCGGTTCTGGTACTATCAGAAAGTTTGCTGGAGCAGCAGAATCTCTTACCGTCAATCCAGACGAAAGACAAATTCTATTCTCTTTCACTGGAGAAGGATCACAGTCTCTCACTGTCGCTGAGACCAAACAGGTTGAAATTGATATTACTGGTAAGGCAGATCCAGTTCTTAGAACTCAAGCATTCCATGGTTCTGGAACCTTTACTGTCACTGGTGAAGTTGGTGTTAAATATGTACCCAACAACGTTGGATTTGGTAATATCTTTGCTATCAATGGTGCAGCAGAGTCTATCACTTTCAATCCAGACGAGAAGCAAATGCTCTTCTCGTTCCTTGGAGAAGTTACAGACAGCATTACTGTCAGAGAAATCAGCAAAGGTGGAACTCTCACATTCGCTGGTACATCTGGAGATCCATTACTCTCATTTGCAGAGAGTGGATTCGGTCAGACAAAACTCCGTGGAAAGGTTCGCTTTACTACACATCGCAGTATCTTTGGTACTGGTTTCTTCAGGAAGTTTGGTGGATCTGCGGAAGCAGTTGCATTCAACCCAGTGGAAAGGGATGCACTGTTCAGATTCGTTGGAGATGCTACCCACAAAATTACCAGTGTTTACATTGGTTCTGGTTCTCTCAGAAAACTCAGTGGTGCAGCAGAGGCAGTTGCCTTCAATCCAGACGAAAGACAAATGCTCTTCTCCTTCGCTGGAGATGGTGCAGATTCCAGAACAGCGAGAGAAGTCAGTCAGGGTGGAACTCTCAAAACATCTGGAACAGCAAAAGTTCTTGTCAGTTTTGCACACGCTGGCGAAGGTACAATTCCTCTCAGTGGCGATGCTCGCACTACAAGAGCAAGAGACTTTGTTGGATTTGGATCTATTCCAGTATTCAGAGGTGCAGCAGAATCTCTCACCTTCAACCCAACAGAAAGAGAAATTCTCTTCTCCTTCAATGGAGAGCGTATATCAGAGAAGACTACCGCAAGAGAACTCAGTCAAGGTGGCACTCTTCTTGTTGGCAGTGAACTTGAAGCAATACGACTTACATTCAGTGAGCAACCTCATATTGAGATTGCAGTTAATGGTGACAGTGTTGACCTACGTGCCTTTGCATATCAAGGATCTGGAAGAATTTCCAATGTTAATAATGTTGAGGATGCATTTGTACGTGCTCCATGGCAGGCTAGCGGCACAGTCAAGGTTACAGGTGATGCACTCATTCAAGTACAACTCTTCCAGCCAGAGTTCGTACAAGTTTGGATTATCTAAAATATAAATATTACTTGAGAAGAAAGTGTACGTAAATAATGACCACTCAGGTACAATTTAGAAAAGGTACAACTTCAGAACACGCCATTTTCACTGGTGCTAATGCAGAGATAACAGTTGATACTGAAAAGAAAACAGCTGTTGTACATGATGGAAGTGATGTTGGTGGTTTTGAATTACAACGTGCTCGCTGGGAAGTAGTTGACACATCAGGAAATTTATCCTGTGGTGTTAAGTATCTTCTTGACACAAGCAGTGGTGCTTTAACATTGCAAATGCCATATGAATCAAATGGGGTAGTACCTCATGTAGGTGATATGCTTGAAATGACTGACTTTAAAGCAACATGGGCTATAAATAATGTTACTTTAACGACAACTGGTAACAGTCAGTTATTCTTAAACAAATTTGGAAACACTGATTCAACCTTTGTATTAGATGTCGCTGGACTTTATGTTCAGTTTGTTTGGGACGGAACTTACTGGAGGATCTTAGCATGAGTTTATATCTCAGTGCAAGCACCGCAACACAAGAACAAAATGTTGCAAATTCAAATGATTTTACCGTACATGCTCTGAGAAGAGACAAGGACGGTATGCTTCATTACACAAAGGCAAGATCTACAGAAGATGAAGTCTTTGATTTTCACCGTACAGACGGCGAAGAATATACAGATTTTCTTCAAGGAACTGAATATGTCCTTGCAGACACAGGCGATAAGAAGTATTCAAACGATCCTGATGATAAATACCAACAGTTCAGGTTTGATTTCAGACGCTTGACATATTTCATTGATAGTGATGGTTACTTAGTCGCAAGACTAAATAAAGATTATGATCATAACGCAAACGGCCCTAAGTAGGAATTATAACAAATGGCAGATTTTAGACTCGGTAGACTAAAGTTTAAGTGGAGAGGAGCATGGGCTGCCTCCACTGCTTTCGTCATTGACGATATCGTCAAGTATGGTGGCAACACATATGTGTGTACAACCAACCACACTTCATCAGGCACAACCTCTTTTTACTCAAGTGACTTGGGTAATTGGGATCTTCATGTTGAAGGTATTGAAAATAGAGGTGAGTGGTCCAATGGATCTTGGTATAGACTTAATGATGTAGTTAAGTACGGTAATACTCAGTACAGAACTACTACTGCTCATACTTCTACTGCCAATTTTGATTCCACCAAGTTTGAAGTATACCTAGAGGGTCTTAATTTTGAAGATTCTTGGGTATCTGGTACTGAGTATCAAAAGGGTGACGTTGTAACCTTCAGAGGTTATAGCTACGTTGCTAAAACAATTCATACCAGTGCAACCTCACCTAATTCTGATTCAACCAATTGGGAAGTATTAACAACTGGTTTTGAAGCACGTGGTGAATATGACGCTTCTACAGCATATGCTTTAGGTGATGTTGTACGTTATGGTGGTAATTCCTACGTAAACAAATTATCTTCTACTGGTGTTGCTCCTACATCCACTGCTAACTGGACTCTAATTACTGAGGGTCTTAACTGGTTGGGTGCATGGGATTCTGCAACAGTTTACCAGAAGGGTGATGTTGTTAACAGAAACTCAAACTCTTATGTTTGTATCACTGATAACACTACTGGTGCTGGTAATGCTCCTGAATTAGATCCTAGCGGAAACTATTGGAACTACCTAGCACAGGGTGGTAACGCTGCTCAGGTTCTACAAGAGACTGGAGACCTTCTCTATCAGGCAGCAAGTGGTGTTAATAGAATTGCACTACCAACTGGGTCTACAGGCACCGCAGCGGAGCAAGCACAGGCATCTGGTCAAGTTCTAACAGTTGGTGGTTCTCCACTACTCCCAAGATGGGAAAAGAACAACACAACAGGTTCTGTATTCTACGTAACTAAGGAAGGTTCTGATACTAATAACGGTCTAAGCATCTCTAGAGGTTTTGCTTCACTAAGATATGCTTGTGATTATATCAGTGCTTTAACAGGTGCTGATGCTCCTTCTGCAACCAACCCAATCACAATTTTTGTTAAGGCAGGTACTTACGAAGAAGTTAACCCAATCGTTGTTCCTGAATTCGTTTCAATTATTGGTGACAACCTAAGAACTTCTGTTGTCAAACCTGCATCTGGCGATTCCAACATGCAGTCTTTGACGTTGAGTTCAGCACTCACTCATATTCAATATGGTGAGATCATCTCCAACGCTGCTGGAACCAAAACTGCCATGGTTCTAGATACAGATTATGGTTCTGCTGTCCATCTACTAAACTTAACTGGTGGTGTATGGAATTCTGGTGACAAGTATCTAGATATTGTTTCTAACAAAAATGCAGATGCTCGTAATCTAATCTTCAAAAACGCTAAGTTTATTGCATGGGAAGCATATCATCGCCATGCAGCAAATGATGGTGCTGTAAATGGAACAGAAGCAGACGTTAAGAACACACTCCAATCTTACATTGAAGCAATTGCTTTCAATATCAGAGCAGGTGGTAACAATAAAGTCTATGATTATGCTGCTGCTTATGTTGGTGGTACTGCAATCACAGGTAACTCTGGTCAAGATACTACACTAAACGGTTATATTGAGACTGTTGCCGATCAATGTCTACGTGGTGTTACTGTTAGTACTTCCGCTGGAAATACTGAAACACAGTATGTGGATAATACGATCACAAATGACTCTAATGATCCTGCTTGTCCTACAGTTACTGCTGCACTATCAACACTCGCTGCTATTCTAGGCAATGCTATTACTAGCAACAGCATGAGTGGTTCTACATCTACAGATACTTCTATCCAAGTTTCTTCAGTAGATACTCGTAGCAATGCTGAGTCTACAATGTGCTTACTTGGTTCTCATACTACCATTAAGGAAATGGTATTTGAGGGCATGAGTGGATTCGTTCCTTCTACAAGTGACGATAAGGATATGGACACCGCTACAGTTAAGGGTGTCTTCTTCCGACTCAATCCTAACTCTGCAATCACCAAATCTCCTTACATTCAAAACTGTACTCTATTCTCTGGAGCAGCAGTTGGTATTCTACTTGATGGTGGTGTACACGCACATTATGATAATTCTTCAACACCATCTAACAAGTCAATGGTGTTTGACTCCTTCACTCAAGTTATTGACGGTGGTGTTGGTTTCTATGTAACAAGAGGTGCTGCAACTGAGATTGTATCATCCTTCACATACTACGCACACATCTCTTACACTGCTACACGTGGTGGTAGAATTCGTGCTGTTACTGGTAACTCATCTTACGGTAAGTATGGTGCGATTGCTAGAGGATTTAAATCTGATGAAGTTACCATTGATGGTAAAGTCAAGGGTAAGCGTCTCACAATTGATGTTTCAACTCCTCTAGGTGCAACATTCACTGTTGGTGAAAGAATTACAGGTGGAACTTCAGGTGCTATTGGTGAACTGATTAATGATCAGTCTACTTCTGGATTCTTGTATTACTTCCCCATTAAAGGAACCTTCCAACAGGGTGAAACAATTACAGGTGGGACTTCCAATCTTACAGCAACTCTTGTAAACAACACAGATGCTGTTACTGGACAGAAAGGATTTATTCTTACTGTTGTAGATCTACAGAATGCTCCCGATGCTGGTGGTTCAGTTGAACTTCAAGACAATGGTGTTAACGATGACAGTGGTTCATATGTTATCTCCAATGCTAGTTACATCGCTCCCGATGGAAGAGGTTCATTGACTGTAAATCGTGGTCAGTTTGGTACAACTGCTGCTGATCATGATGGTACAACCTCTATTGCTCTATTCCCAGACTCAGGAAGTTCTGCTACTTTGTCTGCTGATGTTCTAGTTGGTGCTTCATCTCCTGTAACCATGCAGGTTTCTAGCGTGACTGGCATGACCATTAATGGTTTCATTGCTATCGGTAACGAGTTGTTTAAGGTGGTATCATTCCCATCAGCAACATCCGTACAAGCATCACGTGCTGAAGAAGGTACTTCTGCTGAAGGTCACTCAACTAATGATGCTATTACCATCCTAAATGCAAAGATTGCATCTCAAGATGAACTAATTGAGGATGTTGTTGCTGCTGATGTTTCAATTCGTGTGAAGCAAGCAAGTGTTGGTCTTGATGCTGGTGACTATATTCTAATCGGTAGTGAGTTCATGAAACTCGCTGCTGTTGCTCCTGATACCAAAGGTATTACAACACTACAGTTTGCTGATGAGAAAGTTATTGAGGCAGGTGATGGACAGGACTTCAAGATCCGTTTCCAGTATTCACAAGTACGTCTAACTGCTCACGACTTCCTAGATGTTGGTACAGGCAGTAAAGCAAATACTAACTGGCCTGGTCTACCTAACTCACCTAACGTTCCTTCATACGAAATTGATGAAGATCGTCCAGGTCGTGTTTACTACGTATCTACTGACCAAGATGGTAACTTCTCTGTTGGTAAGTACTTCAGAGTTGAACAGGCAACTGGTAAGGCAACACTAGACGCTTCTGCGTTTGACCTATCTGGTCTATCAAGTTTGAGACTTGGTTCTATCGGTGCTCAGTTGGGTGCTGCTATTAACGAATTCTCAACTGATGGCACATTGTCTCAGAATAGCGACAATAAAGTTGCTACACAGAAGGCAGTTAAAACTTATGTTGACAACCTATCTTCTGTTGATGGTAACTTCCTCGTTGGTGGAAACCTCACAGTTAAGGGTACAACAACATCAATTAACTCTGTTACTTTAACATCCAAGGATCGTAATATTGAATTGGGTAAAGTTGCTGTTGCTACCTTCACTGGTGATATCACTGAAGGTTCAGCAGACATCACCAATTGTAGCGATATGGATAATATCGCACCTGGCGTAGCAATTACGCTAGATGCTGGTGGTGGTACAGTTACACTCGCTTCTGGCGGTGTTGTAACTGCTGTTTCTGGAACAACTGTAACACTTGACCAAGTGTTCGGTGGATCTGGATCTGCTACAGGTGCTACCTTCTCAACAGGTGGTGCTACAGATACAACAGCCGATACAGGTGGTATCACCATCAAAGGATCTACCGACAAGACAATCCAATGGTTGTCTTCTAATGGTAAGTTCAACTTTAGTAATGGTATTGAACTTGCTTCTGGTTTAGGAGTGACTATCAATGCAACTGATGTCTTAACAGAAACTAGTATTTTTGGTAAGACAATTGCAACAACCTTAGGTACGGACGACACAACAATTCCAACCTCAGGTGCTGTTGATGCAGCGGTGAAAGGTGTGTCTGCGACTGCATATTATATCTCAGCGGTCTAAGTATTTTATAAATAAATTAACAACACTAAACTGGTAAATTTTTTAAATTAAACGGAGTAACCTAACATGGCTTCTGGAGTATACGGAAAAGTAGATGTCTCAAGTGCAAGCACTTGGACTGAAGTTGTATCTGCCGCAGCAGGTACAAGGGTAGCGACCCTAAATATCGCCAACCGCCAGGGTAGTGCAACCACTGTTAGGGTTGCTCTACGTGACGCAACAGGTAACATTACCGATGCTGATTGCATTGAGTATGACGTTAGTCTTCCTGCAAATGGCGTTCTAGAGAGAACAGGCATCGTTTTAGACGCCAACAACGGATTGCATGTCTATGCATCAGCAGCAGTCACAGCTGTTGCTTATGGCATTGATGGCTGAATCTGAAAAACATTAACCAAGGAATAGGAATAAAAAAATGGGAAGAAGAATTACAATCCAAGAAAGTGGTGGTGGCGGCGGCACAGGCAACGCACATAAGGAAGATCCGTTTGATCAACCTTGTTTTAGTGCCTATAACGGTAGCTATAACTACTCAACTGGTTGGTTCACATGGGACCACAACCTAAACGTTCATAACTGGATCATTGGTGATAACAATGGTTACTCCCAGTATCGTTCTGATAACTCATCTCAGAACACTGAATTCATTAACGAACAAGGTTCTGACAACTGGTTCAACACTTGGAATGAACCAAGCAGTTCTACTGATCGTGTGAACCTAATTTGTTATGCTGGGTATCTAGGTCACCAAAATTTCCTTAACGGTTCCTGCCGAGGCAGTGCCACTCCTTGGTTCGTTCATACAAATGGTTCTAGTTATCGTTCATACGGTTTCAGAGACGTTTGTACTCTTCCTGGTGAAACTAGTCAAGACTACGCTGTGTTCGTTAACTGGGGCGGGGCGATGCGTATGTGTCAAAGATCCTCTAGTGAATACTGGATGGGTTATAACTATGGTAAACTTCCTTACGTTGATGTTCCAGATGGTTGGTCCAACCAAATGTATGGTGGTGGTTCCTACAACAGAAAGACCAAGAAAATGGTCTTCATGGAAACCAACGACAGTTACACATATCAACCATGGTTGTGGGAGAATGTCCCCAACCTAAGAGCTGTTGCCAACAACGGTGGTAACTTTGAATATGATCACGCTGAGCGGTATAGTGGTTACAGCACCAGCAGTCTTCAGGCTTACTTCAACCAGACTTCTAACAGAAAGACTGGAGGTTATGCCAATAGTGGTTACTATGACTACGCAAGTGGCAAACCAACTAACCAGACTACAGAAGACCAAAGACGTTGTATTACTGTTCTTTGTGATAACGATAGAATCGTTATGTTCCAAATGATTCCTAGCTACGGTGCTTGGGCATGTAGATGGAATTCTCCAACTGTAGATGGTAATGGTAATTCTGGTAACCTTTACACTTGGAACGGTACTACATCTTATGGTATTGACCAAGGTGAAAGATATGGTGCTAGATGGACAATGACCAGTGATGGTAGATACATCGCAATGTACTGCCCTTACTACTATTATGGTTCTGGTATCTTTATTGCTGTTACCAGAGTATCTGATGGTAAGACATTACGTAGTTCTTGGTCAACTTCAAGTGAATCTGTAATTCCTGTACCATTTGGTAAGTCTAACTTCCTGATGGTATCCAGTAGAAACACTGACGGTGGTCAAGGTATTAGATTTACTCAGTTCAACTGTGACTACAGATTTGGTGTTGGTAACGACGTTAGTGATCCAGATATGATTGGAGCAATTGACGCTTCTAGTTATCAGTTTGATAGTACTTATTACACTACATCCTATCCAGGTATTATTCCAGCAATCTATAATACTTCTCTGTTTAATACAGAACTTGATACTGATTATACAAACGCAGGATAATCACAATCCATGGGTCACTCTAGATCTAGGGTGACCCAAACTAATAAATATATTTACAGGAAAGGTAATTAATTCAAATGGCGTACTTAATTTACGATACAATCTCTGGGGAAACTGTTACACAGTTTGATTACGACCCCACTGATGGTGGTGCTAAACCACTAATGGATGGGTTTCTCATGTTTGAAGGAGAAATTGATAGCAGCAAAAATCTTCAGATGGCATATCGTCCAAATGCAGAAGGAACTGCTTTGGTAAATCCTTTTGAGGGAATGTCAATTGAAGACCAAACCAAAGAACATGCCAAAGAAATTTTGGTTAGAACTGCTAAAGATATGAAAGCAGCTAAACTAAAACTTATCAAAACAAATTGTAGAAAGAAACTAGAAGATGAATTTGGCAGATCATCTTGGAAAGTGGAAAAAGCACAAGAACAAGATCTCATTAATGGCAACAATGATGCCATGAGAAAACTTGCTGTAGAGAAGCAAGCGATTCGTGATGGTAATAATGCTCTAGAAGCAAAACTTGAAGCACTAGATCCTGCCACTGATGCACAAGCAATCGTTGATTTTGATCCTGATGATTTCTGATTTCCAAAGTAACATTTGAATTTATAAATACCCCTAGGAAACACTAGGGGTATTTTTTATGGCTGAACCCACCAGTAGGGCAGAATTAAAAGATTACTGTCTAAGGAAGTTAGGGTTCCCTGTACTAGAAGTCAATGTAGACGACGATCAGATAGAGGACTCAATTGATGATGCTTTGCAATACTATCGTATGAGACATTACGATGGTGTTGAACTTGCATATATGAAGCACATCTTTACTGCTGACGACAAAACACAATTCCAGTCACAAGATACCACAACTACTATTGGTACAACTGAATGGAAAACTAGAGACAGGTATATTCAATTACCAACAGATGTTGTTGGTGTATCTAAAGTATTTGGTCTTGCTAGTAATGCTGTAAGAAATAATCTATTTGGTATTGAGTATCAAATCTTTTTGAATGACTTATATGCCGTAGGTTCTCTTGACTTTCTTAACTATTATATGGTTAAGCAGTGGATGGAAACTATGGATATGGTATTGAACAATGGTTCTTTTGTTCAATTTAGATTTAACATGAGACAAGATAGATTATATCTTGATGTTGGCGAGGACATGTTAGCAGAAGATATTCACGTCATTGTTGAATGTCATAGAGCATTAGATCCTGAAACATATCCTCAAGTTTATAGTGATATCTTTTTAAAGAAATATACCACTGCTCTTATTAAAAGACAGTGGGGTCAGAACTTAATTAAGTTTAATGGTGTGCAACTTCCTGGTGGAGTTAGCATGAATGGTAGACAACTATTTGACGATGCAGAAAAAGAAATTGAAGAACTAATGACTGCTTCTTCAAGCACATATGAATTACCACCGCTGGATATGATCGGATGAAGAAAGTATATTTTCCTCAACATGGTGGGATTACCACCGAACAAAATCTGGTACAAGACTTGGTTGATGAACAAATCAAGTTGTTTGGATCAGATGTGTTTTATATTCCTAGAGTACACTTAAAGGATAAAACTCTAGGGGAAGTCATACAGTCTGAATTTAATCAGAGCTATATGATTGAAATGTTCTTAGTGAATGTTGAGGGATTTGGGGCTGGTAGTGAATTTGTAAGTAAGTTTGGTTTAAGGATTACAGATGAAATTACCTTTGTTGTATCACGTAGAAGGTGGGAACAATCAGCTAATCCTGCATTAAATCTTGCTGTAGATGGTAGACCCAATGAAGGAGATCTAATCTACTTCCCTTTGACAGAGGATTTATATGAAATTAAATACGTTGAGAGAGAAAATCCTTTCTTCCAATTAGGAAAACAATACTTCTATACACTTACTGCTGAACTATACGAGCAAGGTGCAGATAAATTTGATACTGGTATTGATGAGATTGATGAAATTGAAAGAGATTTCAGCAATATTACAACATTAAATCTATCAATTTCTACAAGATATCAAGCAACAGGAACACTAACTGTAGATTCTTCTGGACAACTTACAGGAGCATCCGTAAATATTGCAGGTACTGGATATAGTACAGTGCCTTCAGTAAGTATTGATGGAGCAAACGGATCGGGTGGTATTGTTCAGGCAGCAATTGCTGATGGTGGAGTTGTTACATTAAGCGTTTTAAATGGTGGAACTGGATACGTATCTGATACTACTAGTGCAGATTTTCCAAAACTTATTATTGATGCACCACCCAACCCTGTAGATTTTATTGCAGACGAACATGTTGTTATTGGTGGATTCACTCAACAGGGTGGTGGTAGATCATGGAGTTCTGAAAACGGTGTAGTTACTGTTACTGCTCTAGGTGGATTTGATCCTACGTTTGCACCAAATACACAGAAAAAATATTTTTATTGGAAGTTTGAGGACAAACGTATTTGTTATGTCTACACATACAATGGAACTACTGCAACAACAGAGACAGGTCATTTTTATTATGATGCTGCAAATGTTAAATACATTATTAATACTTACATGGAAACTACTACAAGTGGTTCCCAAGCGACAATGTATGACTTAGATAGTGGAACAATAGCAGAAGTAGCAGATTGGAACGGAGTAACATATACACTTGAAGTTATGAATCGTACAGGTAACTTCCTTGACGGTGATACTATTAGAGGGGTTGAATCTAATGCCCTATATACATTAGGAGCATTCTCTACTATTGATAATGAAAGTATTGAATATGATCAGAATCAAGCAATTGAAGATGGTGCTGACGATATAATTGATTGGGGTGAAGGAAACCCATTTGGTGAAATTGGTAATTATACAGGTAGCTTCTGATGTTAGGAACACAATTTTATAACGAGGCAGTAAGAAAGACTGTCATTTCTTTCGGTACTTTATTCAATAATATTGAATTAAAAAAGATCGTTAATGGACAAGTAATGGAAGTTGAAAAAGTTCCACTTGCTTATGGTCCTAAAAATAAATTTTTATATAGACTACAAGGGAATCCTACGGATGGTAGAAAGGTAGCAATTACTTTACCACGTCTCTATTTTGAGATGACAGGTATTGAGTATGATTCTGCAAGAAAAACTCCTGCAATAACCAGAACTAAAGCGGTTCTACCTGTTGATGGGGAGTCAGCAAATGCAAAGCAAGTAATGACTCAATATGTACCTGTTCCATATAATATAGGATTTGAAGTAGGTATAATTGCAAAATCACAAGATGATGGACTACAAATTCTAGAACAAATTTTACCATTCTTTCAACCAAACTTTAACATGAGTGTTAAGTTTATTCCTGATATGAATGAAGTAAGAGATGTTGCTATCGTCTTAAACAGTGTTGATTTTGATGATGATTGGGAAGATGATTTCAACACACGACGTAGTTTAATTTATACGTTGAGATTTACTGCCAAATCTTACATCTACGGACCTTACAGCAAGGCAGATGTTATTCGTAAGTCTCGCATCATTGAAACTATTGGAGATAAGGAAGTTAGTAAGAGACACGTTGAAAGATCATATACACCTAAAGCAAAGACTGATCTCAATAACGACGGACAAGTTACTGCCGCAGATGATGCATTTGTAACTGCTGCTGACGACTTTGGATTTAATGAAGGGATTGAATTCTTATGAGTAGCCTAGAAGACAACATGGAAGACATCCTCAACATTGATACTGAGGTTGTAGAAAGCAAACCAAGTAAACCTGTTCCACCTAAGGTTGATAAGGATGATCGTAAAAAAGATTATGAATATACTCGTGGTGAACTATACTCTCTCATAGATAAGGGTCAGGAGGCGGTACAAGGTGCTTTAGAGGTGGCACAGGAGTCAGGGCACCCAAGAGCGTATGAAGTCGCTGTAGCGGCGATGAAGCACGTTGCTGATATGACTGAGAAACTTCAAGACCTACATAAGAAGATGAAGGATCTAGATGAAGAAAAATCTGGTCCAAAAAATGTTACCAATAACGCAATGTTTGTTGGTAGTACAACCGAACTTCAAAAGATGCTTAAGCAAATGAAAGGGGGGAAACGATGAAAGATTTTAAACAATTCAGAGAACTTTCCGAAGCTGCATGGACAAAAAAAGCAGGTCAAAATAAAGAAGGTGGACTAAATGAAAAAGGAAGAAAAAGCTACGAACGTGAGAATCCAGGAAGCGATCTTAAGAGACCTTCAAAGAAAGTTGGGAACCCTCGTAGAAAAAGCTTTTGTGCGAGGATGAAAGGAATGAAGAAAAAATTAACTTCCAAAAAAACTGCTAACGATAAAGATAGTAGAATCAACAAATCTTTACGTGCTTGGAATTGCTAAGTGCTATAATACTATTACTGAATTTTTATTATGACTAAAATTAGAAGAGGATTTCAAAAGATTGAACCAATTTCTGCACCGCCAGAAAATAAAGGATTTGGTATTAAGAAACCAAATTTAATCCTACCTAAAGGAGTTCAATCAACAGAACCAGAACCAGAACTACCTGAGGATCTTGATCTAAGTGCAATGGGGAAACCAGATCCCAAAGCAGTTCCAGAACAATTTGCTAGAGCATTCCCCCCTTTATCAATGCCACCATGGAGATCTGATCAGAATCCATCGGTAAAATGTCCTGAAACTAGTGGAGATGAATTAGTTGATATTAATCCATTCCCATACTTATTCAAAGCAAAATATGATTTTAACTTTGAAAGTATTCAGGAAAAAATTGAAACAGATATTAAAAGATCTAAAAGACTTGTACAAGAAAATGGTATTTCAACACCAGAAAAAGATGGTGGTACTACAACCGTTTTATTGGTTGGTTCTGAAATTAATGGAGAAAGATACACATCACCACATGAGTGGCCAGAGTTAGAGCACTTTGTTAATGAGTGGATTCCAGCAAATATTAAAAAAATTTGGAAAGCGTGGAATTTTTGTTCTATGTCAGTTCCATATATTTCAGAGTCTTGGGTAAATGAACATCCATATGCTTCCTTCACAGAAGGTCATACCCATCGTCGTAGTCAAATTTCTTTATCCTGTTATCTAAAAGTTCCAGAGGATAGTGGAAGATTTATGGTTAGAAATCCTATGGATGCATATACTTACAGTCAACCTGTTGCATATGATTATCATCCAACAGGACAAGAGTGGAGATATATTGATGTAGAGGATGGAGATGTTTTATTTTTTCCTGGTTATTTACATCACATGACAGAAAGATCTCTTTCTAAAGAAAACAGATATATTATGTCAATTAATATTTCTTCTTTAGACATTAATACACCTCAAGGTTTTGAGAAAGGTGTCTATAAACCAATGTGGGTGCCAGACTAAAGTTGACAAACGCTGACATTTCAATTAGAATACTTGACAGAGTTATTATAATTAATACGTAATGCAATGTCAAACATGAGACTAAACGAAGTGGACGTAAGTCGTCTGATCAAAGCATGTAACTTAGCGAAAGAAGTTTCTGGATCTGAGTATATGTGGGATGAGTATGAAAAACTTACAGAAAAGCTACGGCAACTATGTGAGCAAGGGTACTGTTCTATTACGGAGGAAGGATGACTGAAGATTGGCGTTACAGTGACGACAAAATGTTTGTCAGAGAATCTGTACTAAAGATTCTATTACATAAGTTTGGCAGCAAACTAAAATCAGATGGTTCTTCTGATAAAACAAATCAGTCCATATACCAATGTGCTCATGATTGGGTATCCCAAGGAAACATGAGATCTGATGGTGTTGTTGCATATTACAAGGCATATTATGGATAGACATGATATACCATGGTTGGGCAACTTCTATACAAAGAAGGAAGTAGACGCTTTAATCGCTAAAGCACTTGAAGAAGCAAGAGCAATTGATGAAGCGTCTATGGCCAAACATAATCGTGAAGCTACGATCATTAGTATGATCTTAGGTTTCACATGTCTTGCATTATTTGTAGATGGATTGTTAAGGATTTTAGGAATTATTCCTCCATTCATGCACATTGATGTAAATATCATTGATGACATTATAGATAATGTAAAAAGTGAAATGCTTAAATGAAACAACTAAATTCGTTTGTTTTAGATAATACAGTATCAATTATTGACTACCTTTATAGAGGTAGACACTTTCAAAGATTTTGGGTGCTTGAGGAAATAGCTCGGGCACCCTATTTTGCTTTTTTGAGTGTCTTACATTTACGTGAATCCATGGGTTTACGTGGTCCAGAACACATTTATCTAATGGAGGAACATTTTGCTCAAACTCTTAACGAAACAGAACATCTGGAATATATGGAATCTAGGGGCGGTTCTGCTTATTGGGTGGATCGCTTTGTCGCCAGACACCTTGTACTTATCTACTATTGGATCAACGTGGTTTATTACTGGTTGGCTCCTAGGTCTGCTTATGATCTCTCCTACAAAATAGAAGTACATGCTGCTGAAACCTATAGCAAATACTTAAAATATATTGATAAAGATGATCAAAAAATTCATGAGATTATGGAAGATGAACAGAACCATGCAGAGGAGTTAAAGAACGCCATGGAATTGGTACTGAGATCCTGACACATTTTTTTCCAATATTGTAAAAAATACCTAGATAGTATAGTCAAATAACTTTTATATGAAGTTACTACCATTACGCAAGTTTATTATCCGTACAGTTATTCTTAGTCTAGCATTTTTATCAATTGCATTTTTACCAAGTCTAGCATATGCAGTTGACATTGAGATGGGTTCAGGTGGCAATCTAGTATTCAATCCTTCTGAAGTAACAATCTCTGCTGGTGAGACAGTCAAATTTATTAATAACGATCTACCTCCTCATAATGTAGTTTTTATTAATGGTCATGAGGAATTATCACGCCCTGATCTGAACTTTATGAAAGGAGATACTGTAGAAATTGCTTTTGATGATCCTGGTGAATATGAATTTCAATGTGAACCTCATGCTGGTGCTGGTATGAAGGGAGTCATTCATGTTGAATGATAGAGAATGGAAGATCATTAAAGTATGTTTAGAGAATGCTCCAACACCATATGATGTTGGAGATACAAAAAAAGAAGTAGAGAATTTACTAAAGAAAGTAGATTCTTATGCAACAGTTGAATGTTTTATTGATGATGATCAAGTAGATTGTCGTGAATTGGATGAAGATCTTATGGAGTACCCTCCTTTATAAGATTAAATAATAATAACCATAGTTTGATTTTATGTTATCAACACAGTATCGTTTACGCTTGGAAGCAATTTGTAAAAAGATTGCTTCCGAAGAAGAAGTACCTCTAGAAGATATGATTTGGGCAAACAAATTATCAAAAGCAAATACTAGTGCTAGAGATATGTTAAACAGAGCAAGGAGGGCGGCAATCAATCCAGGAGATGATTTTTTTAATGGATTGAATTTGGGGGATCCTGATCCTACAAATCATAGAACAAAATTTGAGGGTGCTGATGAAATCGTGGATTGGTTCAAACAAGAAAAATGCGACGATTGGAGGCAACGAGATTAAATGATTCATAAAATTTTAACGTTAGTAGATCCTGCATTGGTAGGTTCTATCATGGGAACTATTTTATTAGTTCCATTTGCATACTTTACGTATGACGTTAAAAAACATCCAAAAAACTATCAAGAACATTGAAATAAATAATTTATATTGGAGTCATCTATATGAAAGTTGGTATTATCGGTCTTGGCCGAATGGGTGAAGGTATGTCTCGCCGCATGATGAAGAATGGTATTGAGACATGGGGATATAGAAGGAACATTAAAAAAGCAGAGGAGGCATACGAAGCAGGATATGTTTCAGGTATTGCTTATGGACTACAACAACTGTCTGAAGTAGTGCATAGTAATAAAACAACGGGAGAAACACCTGCCATTTTTATGTTAGTAGTCCCAGCAGAAACTGTGGAGGATACGATCAATGAGTTACTACCATTTTGTGTGGAAGGTGATATTATTATTGATCATGGCAATTCCAATTTTAAGGATTCAAGGAGGAGAGCATGTAACCTTGAGAAATTGGGCATCCAGTATATTGACTGTGGCACTAGTGGTGGTGTTTATGGTTTGGACCGTGGATACTGTCTTATGGTTGGTGGTGCAAATTATGCAGTACAAACCTGCTCTCCAATCTTTAGGGCACTCTCCCCAGATATTGCATCAGTTCCACGAACAGATGAACGGAGTCATGTAACTTCTGCTGAGCAGGGATGGTTGCATTGCGGACCACCTGGAGCAGGTCATTTCGTAAAAATGGTTCACAACGGAGTTGAATATGGAATCATGCAAGCTTATGCTGAGGGGTTCAATATCTTGCATAGTGGGGATCTTGGCTCCAAGTATGTTAAGGAAGGGGATGCTGAGGTTGCTCCGATGGAAGATCCAGAAAATTATCAATATGATATTGATGTTGCTGAAGTGGCTGAGTTATGGCGTCGTGGTAGCGTGGTTGGGTCTTGGTTACTTGATCTTGCTGCGTCTGTACTACGTAACGATCACGAACTCAGTAAATTTGACGGGGGTGTATCTGATAGTGGTGAAGGGCGTTGGACTGTTAACGCCGCTGTTGATCTTGGCGTACCCGCTCCTGTTATTACTACGGCATTATACGAAAGATTCAATTCAAGAAACTTAGGAGGTTTTGGTAATAGAGTTTTAAATGGAATGCGTTTTATGTTTGGAGGACACAACGTAAGATAATGGGCAATTCAAGAACAGATAAAAGTAAAGATTTTATAGATTCTGGCATGACACTTATTACACAAGTTGAATCTGACAAATATCTTAGACAGCATTCACAGGATAAAGTTTCTGATACTAGAAATGATACTTGGGAATATCCTATTCCTGATGATGAAACGTGGACAGATTAATGACTTTTGGTAATGTCCTTGCAATCCTGGCAATACCCTTTGTATGTGCCACCCTCGCACTTGGAAGATATAAAGGTGAAATATCGTATTATGAATCAGAAAACTATGATGGAAACGGAACCGCTCACTAGACGCATTGTTATTTTTGGTGCAACTGGTGATCTTGCTAAAAGAAAACTTATTCCAGCACTTTATAAATTATGGCAGAAAAAATTACTGCCACATAACATACTAATTGTTGGTGCATCAAGAAGAGAATATAGTAGAGATCAATGGTTGGAACATCTTGGGGATTATCCCATGGAGTTTGTTCATTGGTTAGATTTTGTTTCTTGCGACTTATCATGTGAAGAGAGTTTGAATAAACTCCACGATGAGAGTGCAGATACTACTTACTTCTTATCAGTGCCACCACACACATATGCAGATGCTGTAGTTAATTTAAAGAAGGCAGGATTCTTAGATGATCCGCAACGCAGTCGTGTGGTTATTGAAAAACCTTTTGGTAGTGATTCTAAATCTGCTCAGAAATTACAAGATACTATTTCAGATTATATTCGTGAATCACAAATATATCGTATAGATCATTATCTTGGAAAAGATACTGTAAACAATATACTTGCTACACGATTCTCTAACACACTACTAGAACCTCTGTGGAATCGTAATTATATTGACGAGGTTCAAATATATGCAACTGAGACTATTGGATGTGATGGTAGATCTCAGTACTACGAGACCGCTGGAGCAGTCCGTGATATGCTTCAGAACCATATGATGCAGTTGATTGCACTAATTGCAATGGAAGCACCGTGTAGGTTGTGTGCGAAAGAGATTCGTAGAGAGAAGATTAAAGTTCTTTCTGCTGCTCGTTTAGGAGACAAACTTATTACTGGTCAGTACGAGGGATATCGTGAAGAGCATGGTGTAGGACAAGAGTCAGAAACTCCTACTTATGTTGCTGGTGATCTTTATATTGATAACTGGAGATGGCAAGGTGTTCCTTTCCATTTCATGACAGGAAAATCTATGCCATATCAATGTGCAGAGGTTGTCATCAAATTGAAAGCACCTCCATTGAATCTATTTGAAGGTCATGAATACAATGACCGTATTGTAATGAGATTCCAACCAAACCCTCACCTTGATATTCGTATTGATATGAAGGCACCAGGATTGAAAGACGATGTAGAAACTGCTACATTGACTCATCCATATCCAGATGCTGCTGTAGATGGTTACGAAAAACTTCTATACGATGTTTTAAACTGTGATCAATCACACTTTGTTCATGCAGATGAAGTGATAGAATCTTGGAGAATTGTTGAGAAACTTTTATGTGTTGGAGATTCTTGTCCCATCAGAACAGCTCCATACATTTATAGGAAAGGTACTTGGGGTCCGACACATAAGACCAACAATATTACAGATTGGGATTATCCAGCATAGTAAATGAATCTTATCCTCAGACCATTAGAAGATGCAAATGGAATAACTTGGAGTATCATCTGGATGATGGTGATACTTCTTGCTGGAGTTGTATGGACCATCTTATACATATTTTCATATGACGAGAAATTTCCAAATGATGTTACCACCCAGTCGGAAGAGTTGTTACAACTTCAGAGTAATCAAGATAAACAGAGTAGTTGATGGAGACACTATTGATGTCACCATTGATTTAGGTTTTGATCTTTATAAAAAAGAACGTGTAAGAGTTGCTGGTATAGACACACCAGAAAAACGTACACGAAATTTAGAGGAGAAAGCACTTGGCATTGACGCAACAAATTGGCTCAAAGAAAAACTCAAAGCGGCGGTGGATGGTGATGATGACCTTGTTATTAGGACTGAACTTGTTGGTGGGGTCGGCAAATATGGGCGTCTTCTTGGCTGGTTATACATTGGGGATGCAAACGTGTCCGTCAATGAAGAAATGATTGACGAAGGTTATGCATGGACCTACGATGGTGGAACAAAGAATAAAAACTTTGAAGAACTAAGAGAAATACGTAGATCTAAGGGAAGTTTATAACATTCTCATAAATATTATCACAGAGGTATTACAAATGGAATCATTTAATTCTACATCATGTACCAAATGCGGTGCTAGTTGGTTAAATGGACAACTGTACTGGTCAACTGGACAAGAAGGAGATCCACATGATTTAGCAGGTTTAGTTTGTAATAATATTCCTGATAATGATCCAGAAAAAAGTAATTGCATCAATCCATGTAAAGGTTCCACTAGTGGTCAAACATGGGAAATGAGAGCAATGATGATAGAGACTTTGCTTAAAGAAAAGAAAAGAGATCTAGAAAATCTGAGAGACCAATTTGAAGATTTATAATGACAACGAATGATTGAAGTATACGATAATTTTTTAGATGATATAAGTTTTAAAATGATAGAGAAAGAGATAATGCACGATCCCTTTCTTTGGTCTTGGTGTGAAAATACAGTTTCAGTAGGTGAAGGAAGTATTTTAGAAAAAGATCATTTAGATAATCATCAAATGTATCATATGATCTATAATGGTCACGAACCAACGAGTCCATTTTATAAGACTTTATATCCTCTATTAAAAAAATTAGAAGCGGTTAGTATATTAAGAATAAAAGCAAACTTAAATACAAGAACTTCAAAAATTGTAGAGCATGGATTTCATGCTGATATGCCATTTAAATGTTATACTGGTATATTTTATTTAAATACATGTGATGGATATACTGTATTTAAAAATGGTAAGAAGGTAAAAAGTGTTGCAAATAGATATATAGAATTTGATAGTCATTTATTGCATTCAGGTACATCAACAACAGATAGTAAAAGAAGAGTAGTTATCAATTTCAATTATATTACTAAAGACATATTAGAAGATGGCAACAAAGACTGAGGTATATCTTGGTAATCCCAACCTAAAGAAGGCTGGTACTGAGATACAATTTACACAAGAGCAAGTACAGGAATGGATTAAATGCAAAGAAGATCCTTTGTACTTTGCTCTAAATTATATTCAAATCATTTCACTAGACGAAGGTCTAGTACCTTTTTCCATGTATGATTTCCAAAAGGAAATCTTGATGGACTTTCACAATAATAGATTTAACATTGCAAAACTTCCTAGACAAACTGGCAAGTCAACCACTGTTGTTGCTTACTTGCTTCATTATGCTATCTTCAACGATAGTGTTAACATTGGTATTCTTGCTAACAAGGCTAGCACCGCTAGAGAACTACTCGGTCGTCTTCAATTAGCGTATGAGAACTTGCCGAAGTGGATGCAGCATGGTATCCTTGTATGGAACAAAGGTAATGTGGAGTTAGAAAATGGATCAAAGATATTGGCAGCTTCTACATCTGCATCTGCTGTCCGAGGCATGTCCTTTAATATCCTCTTTCTTGACGAGTTCGCTTTCGTACCGAATCACGTTGCTGAGCAATTCTTTGCCTCTGTTTATCCTACTATTACTTCTGGTAAATCAACGAAAGTAATTATTATCTCTACGCCTAATGGCATGAACCACTTCTATAAGATGTGGGAAGATGCTAAAAATGGTAAGAATGGATATGTTACGAATGAAGTACATTGGTCACAAGTTCCAGGTAGAGATGCTAAATGGAAAGAGGAGACATTAAAGAATACATCCAAGAGACAGTTTGCACAAGAGTTTGAATGTGACTTCCTTGGATCTGCTGATACACTAATCTCTCCTTCAAAACTACAAGCGATTCCGTTTGAAGATCCAATTCAAAGCAATGCTGGACTTGACGTATATGAGAGAGCACAAGAGAATCACGAATATATTATCACTGTGGACGTTGCCAGAGGAATTGGTGGCGATTACAGTGCTTTCATCGTGTTTGACATTACCACGTTACCGTATAAAATTGTCGCAAAATACAGAGATAATGAGATTAAGCCTGTTATGTTTCCCTCGGTCATACACAGGGTAGCGAAAGAGTATAGGTTTCCGTATATTTTAGTAGAAGTCAATGATATTGGCGATAGTATCGCTGCTACTTTAAATTATGATCTTGAATATCCTAACGTATTGATGTGTGCAATGCGTGGTAGAGCAGGTCAAATTGTTGGACAAGGATTTTCAGGAAACAAAACACAACTAGGTGTCAAAATGAGTATCACTGTTAAGAAACAAGGATGCTCTAATCTCAAAGCAATCATTGAAGATGACAAATTAACGTTCTCTGATTTTGATATTCTGAGAGAGTTGACTACATTCATTCAGCGAAAACAGAGTTGGGAAGCGGATGATGGGTATCATGATGACCTTGTAATGTGTATGGTTCTATTTGCATGGTTAGTCATGCAAGACTATTTTAGAGAGATGACTGACCAAGATGTCAGGAGAAGAATTTACGAAGAACAAAGAAATCAAATTGAACAAGACATGGCACCATTTGGTTTTGTTGATGATGGATTGGGTGATGACACTTTCATTGACGGCGATGGTGACCTTTGGGCTTACGGAGATACACAAGAAGAAGTATCATACATGTGGAATTATTAGGGGGTATTGCAAGTCCCCCTATGGTTTTAATTACTCTAAGTTCCAGAAAATCTAAATACTTACAGATTAATTGGAACATCAACGAGGAGTTAAAACATGGCAAGTCAAGTCTCGCCTGGTGTAGTTCTTAGAGAACGTGACCTAACTAATGCTGTAATCACAGGAGCTTCATCGCTAACTGCTGCATTTGCATCATCTTTCCAGAAAGGTCCGATTGGAGAAATCGTAAACATCTCTAATCAGAAAGAACTAGTCAGCACTTTTGGTACACCTAAAGATGCTAATGCCGAGGATTGGTTGGTAGCATCTGAATTTTTAGGATATGGCGGTCGCCTATCTGTGGTTCGTGCTGGAACTGGTGTATTAAATGCAACTAACGGTGCTGGTGCTCTAATCAAAAATGATTCAGAGTGGGAAGCAGGTGTTGGTGCTGCTAACATTTTTGCTGCACGCTCTGCTGGTACATGGGGTAACTCACTAATGGTGGTTGCTGTAGACCGTGGTGCTGATCAAATTCTCACACTTGCTTCTGCTCCTGCCACAACTACTCTAAACACTGCTTTCACAACAACTGCTGGAAGACAGGGTAGAATCTATTCTTGGGACGCTGCTACTAAAGAACTAGCAGTTATCCTTGATGATCCAACAACTCTTATCGTAACTGGTGATAAGTTTGACGAACCAGGCGATGGTGTTGCACAAACAGTTACCGCTGGTGCTTACGCTGGTCAGGGAACTCAAAATGGTACACACACTGTTGATCCTACAGGTGGTACTGGTACAGGTTTACGCCTCAATGTTGTTATTGATGCAAACGGCGATGTTACAGGAGTAACTATCGTCAATGGTGGTACAGGTTATTCTGCTAATGATTCAGTAACCGTTGCTGCTGCTGGTCTAGGAACTGGTGCTGTTAACGATCTAACTGTCACAATCAACACTGTTTCTGATGACAACATCAACGTTGACAGTGTTAAAGACTGGTACACCAATACAACAATTGGATCAACTGGTTTAAAACTCGCTGCAATTGGTCCTCGTCCTGGTACTTCTGAGTATGCTTCTACACGTGGCATTTCTTATGACGAAGTACACATTGCAGTAATTGACACTACTGGAGATGTCTCTGGTGCTGCCAATACAGTTCTAGAAAGATTTACTTATCTATCAAAACTTTCTGATGGTAAGAGTGCTGAAGGTGCTTCTACTTACTACAAAGAAATTATCAATCTAGAGTCTGAATACATTTTCCATGGTGCTGCACTTGGCAACACCATTGAACCAACACAAGGTGGTGGTGGAATTGCTATCAGCACTTCTTCTACTGGTCTTGCATCTGGCAGTAAGTTCGTATTAGTTGCTAAGAACGAAACAACCCTTAGCAATGGTACTGACGACTATGCTTACACTGCTGGTGAAGTTAACGCTGCTTATGATCTATTCATTGATACAGAAGAAACAACCATTGACTTTGTTCTAATGGGTGGTTCTTTCGGTAATGAGACAGATACACTTGCTAAAGCACAAAAGGTAGTTGCCATTGCTGCTAATCGTAAGGACTGCGTTGCATTTGTTTCTCCTTATTCTGGAAACCAAATTGGTAGTGGTGGTTCTGCTCTGTCACCTGTACAGCAGAGAACAAACACCCTCAACTTCATGAATTCAATTACATCTACTTCATACGCTGTCTTAGATAGCGGTTACAAGTACATGTATGATCGTTTCAATGATAAGTATCGCTATGTTGCTTGCAACGGTGATATTGCTGGTCTTTGTGTTAGCACATCTACTTCTGTTGCAGATTGGATTTCTCCTGCTGGTATGGCAAGAGGTGGTGTCCGCAACGTAATCAAACTTGCATACAATCCAAACAAAGCAGATAGAGATGAACTCTATCAGAACAGAGTTAACCCAGTGGTGACTTTCCCTGGCTCTGGTCCTGTTCTATTCGGTGACAAGACTGCTCTTGCTTCACCTTCTGCTTTTGACAGAATCAACGTTCGTCGCCTCTTCCTCAATATTGAGAAGAGAGTTGAAGCTCTTGCTAAGGGCGTTCTCTTTGAGATCAACGACGAAACAACTCGTTCTGGATTCCTTGCAAACATCAATGGTTATCTAAATGAGATCTCTGCTCAGCAGGGTATCACCGATTTCCTAGTTGTATGTGATGGAACAAATAACACACCTGATGTAATTGATCGTAACGAATTCGTTGCTGAACTATTCATCAAACCTGCCCGTTCCATCAACTATGTAACAGTTACATTCACTGCTACACGTACTGGAGTTTCTTTCAACGAAGTCGTTGGACGCTGATCTATTAAATAATAAACAGAAAAGAAGAGGTTTTTAAAAAAAATGGCAATTACTAGCAACGTTTCAAGCTTCCTATCAAAGGTAAGTCAGGGTGTACGCCCTAATATGTTTGAAGTGTCTATTCAGTTTCCTGGCACAGCTGAAGCAGATGACACTGAAATCGTAACTTACATGTGTAAGTCTGCTGCTCTACCTTCATCTAACGTAGGTGTTATTGAAGTTCCCTTCAGAGGTAGAACAGTTAAGATTGCAGGCGACAGAACATTTGATAACTGGTCTGCAACTTTCATCAATGATAAAGATTTCAAGGTAAGATCTTACTTTGAAAAATGGCTACAACAAATCAATTCTCACCAAGCAAACACTGCTGGTATTATTGATCCTACCGCTTATGGTCGCACTGTTGTTATCAGACAACTTGAAAAAGATGATAACTCAAATGGCAGTGAACTAAGATCTTATAAGTTATGGTACGCATTCCCAACCAGTGCATCTGCAATTGACCTTGCTTATGACAGCAACGATCAGATTGAAGAATTCTCAATTGAATTCCAGTATTCTTACTGGACTGTTGCTGGTGAAGGCGATAGCGAATCCAAAGCTGGAAGAAGTGGAATTAACATTGAATAAATAACTCTAGGAAAGAGTTATTGAGTTAATTAATAATGGGTCAACTATTTGGTTTCCAAATTAACCGCAAAGCTGAAGCAAAGGGGCAGTCGCCAGTACCTCCTCTCGCTGACGAACCTGCCTCTATTGCAGCTGGCGGTTATTTTGGTACATATGTAGACACAGATGCCACCGCAAGGAATGAGTACGAGCTAATCCGTAGGTATAGGGATATGGCTCTTCATCCTGAGGTGGATTCTGCTGTTGATGAAATTGTAAATGAGTTTGTTGTCAGTGACAATAACGACTCCTGTGTGGATATCAATCTAGAAAATCTAGACATTGGTATGGGGATCAAGAAAAAAGTAAGAGATGAGTTTGATTATATCAAAAGACTATTGAATTTTGATAATCGTGCTCATCAGATTATTCGTTCATGGTATATTGATGGACGAATTTTTTATCACAAAGTAATTGATTTAGATAACCCCAAGAAAGGCATTACTGAGTTGAGATATATTGACTCACTTAAAATGCGTAAGGTCAGACAAAAATTAGGTAAGATGGGTAGTCCACCTGATGCTGCCTTAGCACAGTCAGTTCAAGGAACTGCTCTTGAGCATGAATGGGGAAATTATGTTGATTATTATTTGTACAACCCTAGAGGATATCTAAGGGGTGGTGCAATGGGTCCAGTTGGAGACATGTCCAACTCACAAGGAATTAAGATGGCAGTTGATTCAATTGCTTTCTGTGCTTCTGGACTACAAGATTTAAATAAAAGAATGCATCTTAGTTTCATGCATAAGGCGATTAAGTCTCTTAATCAACTCCGCATGATTGAAGATGCTCTTGTCATCTATCGTTTATCACGTGCTCCTGAGCGTAGAATTTTCTACATTGATGTTGGTAATCTTCCAAAGGTCAAAGCAGAACAATATCTCCGTGACGTAATGGCACGTTATCGTAACAAACTAGTTTACGATGCCAGCACTGGTGAGATTCGTGATGACAAAAAGCACATGAGTATGCTTGAGGATTTCTGGTTACCTCGTAGAGAGGGTGGTCGTGGAACTGAGATCACCACCTTGCCTGGTGGACAGAACCTAGGAGAACTCAAAGATGTTGAGTATTTTAGGAAGAAGTTATATAACTCTCTCAATCTTCCTCCTTCCCGTCTCACAGATGACAACAAAGGATTTAACCTTGGTAAAACCACTGAAGTCCTTAGAGACGAACTTAAGTTCACAAAGTTCATCGGACGTTTACGTAAAAAGTTTGGAGAGTTATTCCACGATATTCTCAAGACTCAACTTATTCTCAAGGGAGTAATCTCTCCTGAAGATTGGGATGACATGAAGGAACATATTCAATATGACTTCCTGTTTGATAACCACTTCAATGAGTTGAAAGAAAAAGAGTTGATGACTCAACGCATTGCTCTTGCAACTCAGATGGATGCATTTGTTGGAAAGTATTTTTCTATTGAATACATTCGCCGTCATATTCTTGAACAAACGGAGAAAGAATATAGAGAAATTGACAAGCAAATGCAAAAAGAAATTGACAAAGGTCTTGCAATTGATCCTGTCAATGTCACGCAACTTGATATGATGGACCGCCAGAACATGGCATTTGCTCCTGAAATTCAAGCACAGCAACAACAAGATCAAGCACAATTAGATCAAGCAGCTGCGGATGATGCTCACCAAAAACAATTGCAAATGGCGAAAGCACAACCCCCCAAACCCACAGAAAATAATAAATAATTAATTATCATGTCAGAAACTAATATTGATCAGGCAAATCCTGAAGCGGAAGTTGTTGATGTAGTTGGTGCTATTGCCAACAACCAAAGAGCAAAAGCAATTGACGCTATTCAAGATTTACTATATGCAAAGTCTAGTGAGGCAATCGGTCAGTACAAACAAACCGTTGCTAACACATTTTTTGATGAACCAGTAGAAACAGAGGAACCAAACAATGAAACTGATAACGGAGACGATTGAGAATGTACAAGTTCTTACCGAAGAAAAAAACGGTAAGAAAACAATGTACATTGAGGGTGTATTCCTTCAATCAGAATTGAAGAACCGCAATGGTCGTGTTTATCCATTTTCAGTTTTAGAAAAGGAAGTCAATCGTTACAACGAAGAGTATGTTAAAACTAAGCGTGCTCTTGGTGAGTTGGGTCATCCTGATGGTCCTACTGTCAACCTTGATCGTGTATCCCACAGAATTACCTCACTTCAGGCTGAGGGAAATAATTTCATGGGTAAAGCACAAATCCTAGACACACCAATGGGTAACATTGCCAAGAGTCTTCTAGAAGAAGGAGTACAACTTGGTGTTTCATCCAGAGGTATGGGTTCCATTGACAAGCGTGAAGACGCTGGTTATGTAATGGACGATTTTCTACTAGCAACTGCTGCTGATATTGTTGCAGACCCTTCCGCACCTGATGCTTTTGTAAATGGAATCATGGAAGGTAAAGAGTGGGTCTGGGATAACGGCATTCTCAAGGAACAAAAAGTTGCTAAATACCAACAGTATATGAGCGAGGCAACTCGCAGAAACTTGGAGGAGAGAACGTTGAAAGTATTCAACGACTTCCTCACAGGTTTGTGATTTAATAAATAAACTTAGAATATTCATAGATTTTACGGGAAGACTTACAATGTCAGATGTATTAAACGAGAAGTTTGAGGAATTCGCTACCGAGCAGAAAGATGTTCTCAAAGAGTATCAAGATCCAATGCCTACAGTTACCGCAACGGTAATTCCTGCTGGTGGGTCTGATCCCTCTGCTGTCTCTGGTGATCCCCAACAGAAGTCAAGCGGAAAAGATGAACCATCAGGTTCTTCTCCAACCGTTCCTCCTTCTGTAGCAAACGGCCAATCAGTAACAGATCTAGGTGGTTCACAATCAGAACCCCTACACTCTAATAAAGAGGAAGGAGAAGATAATCCTGGTGCTAAGGCATCTGCCCCAGTATCACAAGATTCTAGCGAGACTTCCCCTGCTGGAAAACCTGGTGATGAAGCTGGTGCTAACACCTTAGGTGCTGAAATTGCATACGGAACAAGCAAAGGTGCTGATGTGACTTATCCCATCAAACCTTCATTTGAATCTGTGGATGTTTCTGACGACGTAAACGCTCTCCTAGAGAGCACTGAACTCTCCGAAGAGTTCGCTGAGAAAGCAAAGACTATTTTTGAAGCTGCTGTCAAAGCGAAAATTTCTGAAGAGTACGACAAGCTTGTAGAGCACTTTGCCAAACAAACTGAAGAAAAACTCGCTGCTGCTCAGGCAGAACTTAACGAGGAAGTTAATGGCACAGTTAACTACGCCGTGACTCAATGGTTAGAAGAGAATCAAATCGCCATTGATCGTGGAATTAGAAATGAGATTACTGAAGACTTCATTGCAGGTCTCAAGAATCTCTTTGAAGAGCACTATATCAATATCCCCGACGAGAAGGTTGAGGTGGTAGAAGGTATGGCTGCTACTATTCGTGAGATGGAAGAACGCCTAGACGAACAGGTCAAGGATAATGTGAAACTTCAAGCCCGTCTAAATGAGACTGCTAAACTCAATATTCTGTCCACTGTGTCAGAAGGACTCGCAGATACTCAGAAGGACAAACTTAGCAAACTTGCTGAGAGCGTAGAGTTTATCTCTGAGGAAGACTACACCAAGAAAGTATCTACTTTCAAGGAAGCATATTTCTCTGAGAAATCTACAGTAGCAACTTCTGAAGTTGCCGATGAAACTCCAGTAGATGGCGTAGAAGCACCAAGTACAAATCCTCAAATGGATATGTATGCTGCTGCTCTAAGTCGCTGGAAATAAATAATTAATTACACACTTTAAATTTTAGGGTAAACAAAAATGTTTAATGCTCAAGCCCTAACAGAAAAGTGGTCACCTGTTCTCAATCATGAAGGCACTAAGTCCATCACTGATAATTACAGAAAGAGTGTAACCGCAGTTCTGTTAGAAAACCAAGAACGCTTCCTACGTGAAGAGCGTGGAATGCTACAAGAAGCAGGTGGTGCTGCTGGTAACTCTGCTGGTGCTATCGGTACTAACGCACTATCTGGCAGTGGTCTAGATACTAAGACTGGCGGTCTCGCTGGTTTTGACCCTGTTCTAATCAGCCTCATTCGTCGTGCAATGCCTAACCTAGTGGCATACGACATTTGTGGTGTTCAACCTATGAGTGGTCCTACTGGACTAATCTTCGCAATGAAGGCTCATTACGAAGGTCGCACTGGTCCTGAGGCACTATACAACGAAGCAGATTCTAACTTCGCCGCTGGTAGCGATGCTACTGCTGGTGCATACGATCCTTCTTCAGATGCTACTGACGGTTCTAATCCTGGTCTCCTAAACGACTCTTCACCTGGTACTTACGAGCGTGGCGTTAAGCCAATGGCACGTAACATTGCTGAAGGTCTAGGCGAAGCAGGCACCTTGTTCCGTGAGATGTCATTCAGCATTGAGAAGACTGCTGTGACTGCACAGTCCAGAGCTCTCAAGGCAGAATACACTCTAGAACTAGCACAAGACCTCAAGGCTATCCACGGTCTAGATGCTGAGCAGGAACTCGCTAACATCCTCTCCAGTGAGATCCTTGCTGAAATCAACCGTGAGGTTGTGCGTACTGTATACACCGTTGCTAAGCCTGGTGCTCAGAACAACGTTGCTAACGCTGGTATCTTTGACCTTGACGTTGACTCCAACGGCAGATGGTCAGTTGAAAAATTCAAGGGACTTATGTTCCAGATTGAAAGAGACGCCAACGCAATCGCACAGGAAACTCGTAGAGGAAAGGGCAACTTCATCATCACTTCTGCTGATGTTGCTTCTGCTCTTGCTATGTCTGGTACTCTAGACTACTCCTCTGGTCTAACTGGTGCTGGTGGTCCTTCCATCGGTGAAGTTGATGACACTGGTAACCTCCTAGTTGGTACTATCAACGGTCGTATTAAGGTCTTCGTTGATCCTTATTCTGCTAACGTTGCTAACAAGCACTACTACGTAGTTGGTTATAAGGGTTCTTCTCCTTATGACGCTGGTCTATTCTACTGCCCATACGTTCCCCTACAGATGGTCAGATCTATTGGTCCAGACACCTTCCAGCCCAAGATTGGATTTAAGACTCGCTACGGCATGGTCGCTAATCCCTTCGTTACACAGGCTAACGGTACTCCTGACGCTGAGACACTTACTGCTGGTCGTAACCAGTACTATCGTCGTGTTCAGGTTGCTAACCTCATGTGATACATTAAGTCACGATATCAAATCAAGGGGAGCCGAAAGGTTCCCCTTTTTTATTAAATAGGTATACTTAAGGGATATCAAGGTTAATAGTATGAATGGAAGATTATCAAAAGTAGACATGACTGCAAGGATAATGGATATTAAAAATGGCATTCATGAAAAAATTTGGTATCCTGATTGGGATGATAAAGAAAGATGGGCAGCACAACTAGCACTAAATAATGTATTAGACGTACTTAATGAGTACCATTATTAAGGGTAATGCTGCAAAAATTAATGCTCTATGTTTCACCCATTGCCGCAACAGTTACTACGATTGCTGTGATATCTTTTAATGTTAAAAAGAAAAGAAGTGTAGAGATAACTGATGAGGAATTACAAATTGAATGGGGGAATGGGGCACCCTCCTCATATAAACATAAATAGAATATAGCTTAGGAAGTTGATATGGTTGCCAATTGGTATAAGGAACAACCAACAAATAGAAATTTTCTTACGCCTGTAGGATTCAAGTTAAGTCTTGAATTATTTCCAGGCGTAGATTTCTTTTGTCAAACTGCCAATATTCCTGAACTCTCTATGCCATTTACAACTGTACCTACACCGTACAGAAATGTTCCTATAGCAGCAAGTGGTGGAGTTGACTTTGGTGATTTACAAGTAAGATTTATTGTAGATGAAGACTTAGTAAATTATAAAGCAATACATGATTGGATAAGAAAGTTTGGATTATCTGAAGGAAGAGCAGATGAAAAAGATCAATACTCTACTGCCATCCTTGAAGTTTTAACATCACACAACAACACAAACCATATTGTTGAGTTTGTCAGAATTTTTCCAGTATCTATTACTGGTGTTCCTTTTGATGCTACAACTACGGACATTGATTATTTCACCGCAGATGTAACATTTAAGTATGAAACATATGAGATCAGAACTCTAGATAAACAACCAGCTATTTCAACTCAATCACTAAGCGTAACTCTAACTAGTGATGCAACTGGAGTTCTAAATCCTGGTGAACCATTTACATTAACATATACTTCAACTGGAGCATCATCACTATCCATAAACAATGGTGTTGGTGATGTTGAATTGCGTGCTGGTGCTGTTCCGTTAAATGCAACTGGTGCTTTAGATTATGCAACTGTAGTTGATGAGTTTACAAACACAGTAACTTATACCATTACTGCAACTGCTTCTGATGGTTCTACTGATACAGCATCAGTAACATTATCATTGAAACAACCTATTACGAGTGCAAATAGAATTTGTATTGCTGTTGTTGATGAAAACTTAGGTTCTCAAACTTTTGCAGGAATGGAATCTAAATGGGTTGCGTTTAGAACTAACTGGCCAGATAGACACGTATATCTATTACAACCCAATCTCACTAATGCTACTAGTGCTCCAATCCGTGCAGACAGTATTAACACTCTGCATGTCCCACCAACCTTCTTGGAAGCAGCAGATCCAGACAAATTTGATCTCTAAATATTTAAAAACCAATGACAGTATTAAATCCTATTGAAGTAGGCACAGGATATCAAGCGTTCCTAGGACATTATGCTCCAGTTTCTGGTGCAGCATATCTTAATGACTGGTCATTTGGTGGTGGTGGAAATTATATTAGACCATGGACCAGTTTCCAACAACGTCTTGTAGAAGCAACTTGGTCTCTTGGTCCTTTTGGAATGCGACTGGGTGGAAATATCTCTGGCAGAATTATGATAAGCACAGAGTATCCAAGTTTAGGAGAACTGGCATATTGTGATCAACCATGGTATGGATTTGATGATGGTCCCAGTGGATATCCATCCAAAGCAGAATGGTTTGGAAGTGTTGTTAAAACTGTAATTCAAGCAAGAGATTTGAATACAGAGGGTCATCCATTGATTCATGTTGAAGTTGCTGTACTAGATCCAACAGATCCTGCGGAAAGGTATACTCCTCCAAGTTGGTGGGATACT